TTGGTGCCTATTGCTACTTCATTGTCTATTCGATTTTCCATTAAATGCGCTATAAATCCTAGAAAGTATTTGCGGAAAGCCAAATTAAAGTCCATGGGTCCGTTCGAAAAGACGCGTGTTTTGAGTGCATCAACTTTCTCAATAGGTCGTCGCTCATCCTTGAGCGTGTCAACCCAAAAAGTTGGGGTCCGTATTCCTTGTTTCGCGTTTTCAATTCTTTCATGTACTTTTTGCATCACGTCAGGATCAATTTTGTAATCTTCATCGTTCCCAAACCATTGGGTCTTGCCTGGAAAGCCTGGTTTGCGATCTAAAATCCATGGGTAACCCGGGGATGATTGTCGATTTATACTAGAAATATATTCTGAAATATCATTGCCTTTAATTACTTCTTCATCTGTTAAAATCCGCCGAAATGCGTCATTCCTTTTAGAATTCCATAATTGTCTTACATCTAAATACGCTTCCTCAAGCCAATCTTCATTAATGTATGGTACGTTTGAAGCACATTTTTGCAAATTCTTAAATTTCATATTAACTTCGGGATGCCGTAAAATAGCGGGTTTCGTAATAGGGGATTTTACCTTACCATGAATTACACTAGGTCGAATATCTGTTTTACCGGGCTCAAATAACTGGTGGGGGCACTTACCTATAGGACCAAACATGTCTCCTGGAGCATATGGAAAGTCAGCTTTGGTGTATTCTTGCTTAATCTCAATTGGATGAAACTTCATTTTATTATCCCAGTCCAAACAAATTTGCATTCGCGCTGGAAATTCAGGATAAGCTCGAGTTAAATCAGCTTGTGTAATTGATTCTGAATAAGCTCGTCCATGGGCATCACCTGCAACATGAATTCCTGCTATCTTTCGCAAGACAGAGGGTTCATTGATGATTAATGGTGCGCCACAATCGCCATTTGTTGTTGGTGCTGTATATTCCAATGCTCTTCTCACAACATGTTTGCCTAAATCTACATCGTTAAGAATTATAGGATGATCAATTGCAAATGCGTCATTGGCCGAAAGAATATGTACTATAAAGCTATCTAAATGTTGGGAATATCGCAATAAAGGTAAATTAACTTCCGCACGCGAGTAAGATGACATCGCTTCTGAGTCTGAAAAATGTTTGGTAATATCACAGTGTGTATGAACCAAATTTGGAAGTCCAAATAAACAGGCTTCCTTCGATTCTCCATACCGATTCGTTATGCGGGTTACTTTAACACTCTTAAAAGGGAAAGTGAATTTAACCTTAAACATGTTCTCCATGGTAATTTCAGTATCTGCTTTTATACCACATCCCAAGATGTGGGCTGGAATAAGCATAATACGTCCTTTAACCATAAGACCATGCATTAAGGGAACTGAACAATTATTAGCCGAAATTTTATATAAATTATTAAAAATACGATGGGTAATTAAATTTTGCGCAACTTGATCCTTCCACATCTGCATATTTGCTGGTATAATATCTCCCTCTGTTAGTATTTTGGG